GCAAGGCCGTCAACACCGCCGCCTTCTTCTGTCCCTTGACCACCTGCATCCGCAGCGTGTAGCTCTTGCCGGGCGGGGCGGTCTTGGGCGTCATGCCGAAGTGCACGGGGGTGAGCAGTCGGCCGGAGTAGGTGATGGTCAGTTCCTCGATGGTCTCGCCCGAGACGCTGACGCTGCCCGCCATCTTCTTCGGCTTTCCGCTGTTCTTGCCGGACGGGGTGATCTCGCCCTTCTTGATGTTGTAGACCGATGTGACTTCCTGAGCGATCCAGCTCGGCGCTCTGGCCTTGACGTCGCGGACGGTGGCCTTCACGGCCTTGCGGCCCTGCTCGTCGATCTGTGCGACGGTGTCCATGAGCTTTTGGAAGTTTTCGACCTGCATGGTGATGGTTGCCTTTGCCGTTGTTGTCACCTCCTGAATATGCAAAAAGAGACCGGCGGGCGTTGGTTCGCCCGTCGGCCTCTTGCCGTCGGTTGTTATTTGGTTTTCCTCTGGTCAGCCGCTCGGAATTGTCACGGCGTTGCCCGTGTGTCCGGCGGTCTTTTGCAGGATATAGAATAGCACGGGTCGCTACTGCTTTTCAATTCCTTTTACTTCCCTTTTGTTCCTTTTACTGCGTTTTACTGCCGCAGCTCAGGCAGGGGCTCCAGCTCGTCCAGCACGGCGGCGAGGTTGAGCAGGGCGCGGCCGTGGATCTTGTATGTCCTGTTCTGGTAGGCGTCCACTCTGTCGACGTAGTCACGCCGATCACCGAACAGGACGCCGCAGGTGCTCTCCCAGTCAGCCCGGTCGAAGTAGCGCAGCCGGATGACGGCGCGCTCGTCGGGGTCGGAGAGCTGGAGGATCAGGCCCTCGATGGCGTTGCGCTCCTGCTTCTCCTCAGCCTTGAGCCGGTCGATCTGTTCCTCGAGCTCCATTTTCCGCTCCACCATCATGCTGGTGCGGTCGGATGGTGTGCCGGATCCGCGTGGCATACCTGTCAGATCAGGGCCGGGCGGTGAGGCCATCGTCATCTCCATGCGGTCGAGGCGTTCGAGTTGGTTGTCGATGTCCCTCAGCATGGCGGTGTAGGCCGCGAGCCTGTCCTTGATCCGTTGTGTGATCGGCTTCTCGCTCATTATGTCAGGGCGTCACTCCTGCTCACCTCCTTCCTCGTCAGGCTCGAAGATCGCGGCGATCTCCTCGCGCGGTAGCTCTCGGCCTTGACGGACGCAGCGCACGGTTGTCTTTCCTGTTATTCTGATGTACCTCTTGACGATCACGTCCGTGAAGGCGGGCGTCAGCTCCATGATGTAGGAGGGCTGCCCGTATGCCTCGCAGGCGGCCAGCGTCGTGCCGGAGCCGCCGAAGGGATCATAGACGCCCGTGGCGAAGTCCGTGTTGTCGACCAGCTTCTCCAGCAGCTCGACGGGTTTCTGCGTGGGGTGCAGCTCATTCCCGGAGCGGGAGATGCTCAGGACGTTGCCGTAGCCCTTGTGGCCGTCGAAGTGGGTGGCAGCCTTGGCGCCGAACAGAATGAGCTCATGCTGCGAGCGCCAGCCGACGCCCATGCCCGGCGTGCCCTTGTCCCATACGATCTCAGACTTGACGCCGAAGCCGGCCGCCTCGACGAGGTCAAACAGATATACCCACATACGCCAGTCGGTGAAGATGTAGGCGTAGAGGCATGGGATGTCGGTGAGCGCGCCGCGGATCAGGTTTTGGTAGCCGCGCGTGCTGAGGATGTCGTTGGCGATCTTCGGGGCCTTGCCGTTCTTTCTCTCGGTGCCGATGCTGCCGGTCGACTTCTGTGACTCCTTGCTGCCGCCCGAGCAGTAGGGCGGGTCGGTCAGCAGGATCTCAGGCTTGTTGCCGTCGAGCAGCAGGGCGCGATCCTCCGGCCGGGTGCAGTCTCCGCAGAGGACGCGGTGCCGGCCGAGGATCCAGAGGTCGCCGTACTGTGTGACCGGCGCGGCCGGGGCCGGGATCTCGGCGTCGGGGTCGCTGCTCGGTTCCTTGGTGTGCAGCGCCTCAGAGAGGGCCGTCACGATGTTGCCGTAGTCGTCCTCAGTGTAGCCGCTGAGCATGAACGGGATCTCGCCGGTGTCGATGTCGGCGAAAACCTCGGCGAGCATCTTGTTGTCAGTGGTGGCGAGCTCCGCGATGCGGTTGTCAGCCGTCAGATCGGCCAGCTCCTCGGCCTCGCTGGCGTAGTCCTGATAGTCGACCGGGGCGTCGGTCAGGTCGTCGAGCTGCGCGGCCATGAGGCGGCCGTGGCCCTTGGTGACGAGCCCGCTGCGCTTGCTGACGGTGATCGGGGCACGCCAGCCCGTCGCTCTGATGATAGAGGCGAGGAGCTTGATCTGCTCCGGCGGGTGCTGGTTGGGGTTCTTTGGGTTGGGCCGCAGATCCTTCAGCGGGACGATGGCGTCGTGTGCACAGAACACGGGGACGCTGCCGGCGTATGCCTTCGGCGTGGCCGTGGTGCTGTACTCCTCGATCTCGGGGCCGGTCTGCGGCTGCGGTTTGTCTTTTGCCATGTGGTTCCTCCTTTCTGAGTGTTGCAGAAGGACGGGTTACTTCTCCGGGGCACCTTCTTCGTGCGGGTGGGCCTCGGTGTTGACCGTTCTGCTCCACCAGTCTCCCGGCTTGAATGAGCTGTTCAGCCATTTGCGTATGTTAGACTCTTTGTAGCTGTTGATCCGGCGAAGCAGCCGGCGCAGTTTGTCCTCCTCGATCTCGTCTGTGTCCTCCGGGGTGGCGACGTGGGCCAGCTCGTGCGCCAGCAGCTCAGGGGCGGCGCTGATGGGCGCCTCGGCCGAGATGCAGACGATCGGCGTGCTGCCGTCGTCAGGAAAGATGGTCAGGCCGTAGGCGGTACCGTTGGTCTCGTCCCGCAGGTCGGGGACGTACTGCGCGACGTACTCGACGCCGGGGTAGAGCTCAGAGAAGGCCCGGGCCACGATGGCTGTCGGGTCGTTGATGAAGGGCGAGGCCATCGGGCCGATCTTCTCGTACTGCTTCAGGGCCGTGTAGGTCTCGCGCAGCATGGCCCGCACTTCGTCCTTCTTGATGCCGTTGATGGTGGGCCCGTTCAGGATCAGGTCGAGCATCCTGTCGCTCCAGTCCTGCATCAGGTGGGTCTCCGGCATACCGCAGCCGAAGGGCACGACGTCGACCTTCTCACGGGTGAGGGTTTCGTATTCTTTCACGGTGCTGCTCCTTTCAGAAAAGCCGAGCGGGCCGGAGCCCGCCCGGCGCTCCATTTACTGCATGACGACGACCTTGCCGGCGTCGATCAGATCGCCCATGTTCTTCAGGAAGTAGTCGGCGATGTTCTTCTTGGCCTCGAGCTTCCAGATGCCGCCGTCAGCCTCGAAGAAGCCGATCCCCTCGTCGGGATCCACGCGCAGCAGGAACTCGCTCTCGGGCTGCTCCACCTCGAGGAAGGTGCGGAACGGCCGCAGCATGACGCGGGGCTTGATCTCGACGACCGCGTTGATGGCGACGCCCTGACGTGCCTCGACGGTCTGCGTGACGCCGTTGTCGTTGGTGCTGACGCTGTTCTCGTTGGTCATGCGACTCAGCAGGTCGAGCAGGTAGGCCGTGCCCTCGTTTGGGATGCAGAGGCTCCGCAGCTCGATCAGAGCTACCTCGCGTCCTCTGAAGCCGGTGCGCAGGCCCGGGGCGTCAGCCTTAGCGCGGTAGAGCGTGTTGCGGGAGAAGTCGCTCAGGTAGGTGGTCATCACCTCGACGGTGTCGTTGCTCTTGACCTGCACCATGATGGTCGTGTCGACCTTCTCGAGCTCGGTGCGGATCAGCTTGCAGATGCTATCGAGTCCGCTGACGCTGATGCAGTCAGGGCGGTCGACGTGCGGCGGGATGCGGGTGAGTGATGCGTCGGCGTAGGTCTGGCCGTTAATCTCGAAGATCTTGGTCTCCTTCAGGCTGACGATTTTGTCGATCATTTTTGCGAGCATTGTATTGTCCTCCTTGTTCTGTGTTGTGGGTGTTTATCCGTGCTGGACGAGCTTCAGGAGTTTCGGGGCCTCCTGCTGCGTGCCGTCCATGTTCATTTGGCCGGGCACCTGCGGCACCATCTCGGCGACGACGAGCTCGCCGTTGCCGTCAGAGGTGACATAGATGGCCGTGGCGACGGGGTTTGTGGCTGCGAGCGTAGACTTGGCCGTCACTTGGACGCCGATGGTGCGGCGCTCGTCGTCCGGGGTCAGCTCGATGGTGAGGGTGATCTTGCGCTTGGCCGTGGCCTTCGTGTTGGGGTCGAGGATGTTCTGGATCACCTTGTCCATCTCATAGTCGACGCGCTCCTCGAAGGCGCCGCGAGCCATCGACATGATGCTGTCGCGCTGGTTCTGTTCGTTCATGTGGTTGCTCCTTTCTCTTTGTCTCCGGCCGTTCCGTACTTCTCGAGCGTGTCCTTCAGGGCGCCCGCAATACACTCGGCCATGACTGTCGCGGTTTTGGTTTCGCTGCTCTTGGCAGCCTTTTCAATGGCTGCGCGGATCTCGTCGGGCTCGTAGCCCGTGTTCTCGTAGGCGGCGAGCTTCTGGACGAGCACCTCCTTGGTGGCTGCGCTCCAGTAGCCCGTCTTGATGCCGTTGACTCTCTCGTGGGTCAGACGTTCCATGCTGGCCCTCCTCTCAGGTGGCCGATCCGAGCGTCATCTGCTCGGCCTCGGTCGGGTTGTCCGCGTAGGCTGCGGCCGTCTGGCCCGTGGGGCCTGAAGGCTCCGCTCTGGCCCACACGGCCTCGGTGGCGTCCGAGCGGGTAGCCTTACGGCGGCCGACCGTCGTGAGGATCCCGATCTCCTTCAGCTCTGTGAGCCGCGGGGCGACGTAGTTGCGGTTGAAGTACGGGATCCGGCCGGCTGCGACGAGCTCCTCAGTGATCTCGCTGGCCGTGAGCTCACGGTTGCCGAGGGTCTCGAGGATCAGGCGGCAGCGGGCGGCCCGCTTGGGGAGTACGGCGTCATAGCTGCGGCGCCGGGTCTCTTTGGTTGTCTGGTTCATGTGTTTCCTCCTTTCCGGCCAGCTCGACGCTGTCGACTGGCGCGTCCTTGACTTCAGGCGTCGGCGCTTCGTTGCCCCACACGTCCCATCCCGGGGCGGCTTCTCGGGCAAAAAGCTCGATGCGGGGTAGGTCTCCCC